CATCAGGTGACATCGTAAACATCGGTCCAAGCGTTAACGGATTAACGGGTAAACGATACACGATTCGGTTTGACAATATTACGGCACCCGCAAATGCAGCAATTAACATTGGATTCCGAGTCAATTCTTTGACAACAGATAATTTTTATACAATTCCGTCAGGTGCAACGGTCCAATGGACCTGCCTCGAAAACCCATCCAATATCGGCGTTCTGGATATGCGGACCGCCCTTCCTGCCGATGTTAAGCAGAGCGACCTCCTGCAAGATTTGCAGAAGATGTTCAACCTTCAATTCATGCCCGACCCCCAAGACCCGAAACTCCTTTACATCGAGCCTTGGAAGGACTTCTACACTTCGGGGGTGGTGGACTGGTCGCAGAAATCCGATGAGAACCAAGAGCAAGTGCTGACCAACGGCGACCCCAACGCTTATACCAATATCGTGTTCAAATACAAGGACATGGGTGACTATTTGTCCAAGACCTACAAGCAGTCCTACCCATTGGCACGGGAAGGCTACGGAGGCCGAATCTTCAACACCTCCAACTTTTATGGTAAAGGGGATAAGATGGTTGAAACCCTTTGTGGAACCTTGATACCCGCATCTTTCAGCACCGACAAAATCGTGGGCCGTACTTGGGACATTGACGGAAGCTTCGCAAGTGGGAGCGTCAAGCCTTTGCAGACGGGCTACCGATTGGCGCAGTACAACTTGATTGAAGGGCAGACCGAATGGGCCTACCAGTTTGGGGTCAGCGGTAATGTAGCCCTATCCGTGGGTATCCTTAAGATGCCCTTCGTGTCGCACATTGACAACCCCTATGCCCCAACGGTGGACCTCGCCTTCGGGCAACCTCGCTTGGTGTATTACAACGCCGTGAACGCAAGCGGCAACACCTTCGCTTACACCAATAACAACCTCTACAACACCTACTGGCTCAACTACATCAACGAAACGGTATCGCAGGAAGCCTTGCAGTTAGAACTCACGATGCTGCTATCAAGCGTGGACATCTACCAACTGGATTTCCGCAAGCCCATCTATTACGGCGGCATCCGTTGGCGATTGCTGGAGGTCCGAGATTACTTGGTCGGGCAGATGAAGCCGTGTAGGGTAACACTCCGAAGGATTCTAAACCTCGCTGAATTTGCACCGACATCAACGACACCGATAGCGAATGACCCATCCGCAAGGTACAATGGACCTATCGACCCTGACCCAGCGGATCCTGACTACGAACCACCCATCAACCCTGAATTACCAACCCCCGGATAATGGCAGTAACTAAAGAAATCGTCCTCGAAGTAGGAATCAAGGACTCCACCGCACAAGGCACGACGAGTGCGAAGCAGCGTCTGCGTGAACTCCAAAAGACGCTCATTGATATGTCCTTGGCGGGACAAGAAGGCACGAAGGCGTTCAAACAAATGGAGGCCGAAGCGGGAAAACTCAAAGACCAAATTGGGGACACCTCGCAGCGAATCAAGACCCTTGCAAGCGACACCGTAAGGATTGACACCGTTGTTTCAGCGGTGCAGGGGATAACGGCAGGGTTTCAAATCGCCCAAGGTGCAGCAGCGTTGTTTGGGTCCGAGAACGAGGACTTGCAGAAATCATTGCTCAAGGTCCAAGGGGCGATGGCTCTTGCTACTGGAGTGCAACAGGTCGCCAACCTGCTCAACAAGGACTCCATCCTAATAACCCAAGGGCAGGCAGCAGCGCAGGCACTCTACGCAACCGCAGTCGGTGCGAGTACGGGGGCGATGAAGGCGTTTAGAATCGCCCTCCTTGCTACGGGTATCGGTGCAGCCATCGCAGCCGTAGGTCTATTGATAGCCAAGTGGGACGAACTGACGGCAGCGGTCCGCAGGTTCCTGAACCTACCCGACCCGGCCATCGCAGCGAAAGCAAGGGAGCAGGCGTTATTGCGTGAAGAAGCAGCCCTCTCCAATTACCGGGATGCATACGAAGCCCATACAAACGCTCAAATCGCAGCAGACCAAAAGAGGGAGGCACAAGTCAAAGAACGCCAACGCAAGGAAGCAGAAGCCACGCAGAAGCGTTTGGAGCGACTAAGGGAAGAAAACAACGCCATCATCAAGTTCGTAGAGGACCTGAACCTGCAACTCTACGAAATGGAGTTGGATAGGTTAAGCCAGCAAGAGCAACTGCAAATCAAAGCCATGCAGTCCGAAGCACAAAGGCGGATGCAGGTGGACACGGCTGACTCAAAATCCAAGATGGGCCAAGCCCAGCGTGAAGAGGACCTTGCTGGATTGCGTGAGAAATACGTCGGTCAATCCTTTGGGGTTATCAACGACATCATCATCGCATCGGCAGGAAAGAGCGAGGCAGCACAAAAGCGGGCTTTCAATGTCGCCAAGGCTGCATCCATAGCCCAAGCCATCGTGAACACCTACCTTGCCGTCAGTTCGGCACTCGCTTTGAAGCCGAGTGAATCCGTATTCCCCGGACAAAGGTTCGTGGAAGCAGGTCTTGCTCTTGCTGCTGGTCTTGCAAACGTCGCCAAGATTAAGGCCCAACAATTCCAAGGCGGTGCAGGTGCAGGTTCTCCCGGTGCAGACGTAACGGGTGCAGGAGCAAGCGCAGCACCACCGCCCATCTTTGCGAACCCACAAACGACCAACCTCGGCACGGGCGAACTCTCGGCAGGCCAAGGCCAAGGCTCATCACCAATGCGAGCCTATGTCGTGGAGAGGGACATCACCCAAAGCACTCGCAGGGTTCGGAGGTTGGAGGAATTTGCAACTCTTGGAGCCTAAACACATTTACCACTATGGAACTACCCATATACCGAATGACCGTGGACGAGGTGGATGAAGGGGTCCAATTCGTGGCCCTGACCGATATGCCAGCGATTGAACGGCCATTCCAAGCCTTCAGCAAGGCCAAGCAGAAGTTCACCGAAACAGGCGAACGCAGGGTCCTGACTGGGCCGCTAATGCTTGCAGACACGCCCATCTTCAGGAAGGACGAAACCTATGGCGAGTACTACGTTGTTTTTGACAAGGCAACCATCCGCAAGATAGTCCAAAAGTATTTCAAGCAAGGCAACCAGCACAACGTCAACGCCTACCACAACGCTGAACTGGATGGCGTGTTCATGTTTGAGAGTTACATCACCGACTCCGAGCGTGGCATCATGCCACCCAAGGGCTACGAGGACACACCCGACGGCTCTTGGTTCGGTTCCTTTAAAGTAGAGAACGACGAAGTTTGGGACAACCGCAACCTCTTCCGGGGTTTCTCCGTTGAGGGCCTGTTTGGAATGGACAAGACCGAATCCGAACTGGAGGTCGCACTCGCTGGCCTCGCTGACGAATTAACCGCTTTTTTGCAACAATTAACCCCCACCTACAAATCCCACTAACTATGAACCTGAAAAACGCAATCGAATCCCTGCGGACGGAACTCCGCAAATTCAGCACCCAAAAGCAGTCCTTCGCTGACTACAAGTTGACCGATGGCACGGTTGTCCGTGTTGACGGCGACCTCGTTGCCGGGACTGCCGTTTACGTTGTAGCCGAAGACGGCACTCTCCCTGCTCCCGATGGCGAACACGTCGTTGAAGGCGTTGGAACTATCAAGACCGAAGGAGGCAAAATCGTTGAGGTCATCGCTGCCGAAGTAGCAACCCCGGTCATCGAGCCGTTGCCTGTTGCTGCTGAAATCACCCCCGAAGTGGCCGTTGAGGTTACCGAGGAAATCAAAGACGCTTATCCTGCCATGACCCCAGAAGTTGTCGAGGCCATCGTTGCCAAGCACCTTGCTGGCATCATGGAAGAACTCAAGGCAGCCTATGCCGAGATGGGAAAGATGAAAGAGAAAATGTCTGCATTCGCATCGCAGGTTGAAACCATGGCCGACATCGTTGAGAAAGTCAGCGAACTCCCTGCCGAAGCCCCCAAGGCCAGCGGTTCCGCAATCGTTGAGCAACGCAAGGCTCAAGCCTCGCAGAACTTCAACGCTCTCGCACAAGCACTTCAATCACTCAAAAAAAACTAAACCCCTAAACCCCCATTAACCATGGCATATTCGTTCACAGGATTAACCTCCTACACCGACCAAGAGAGGCTTCCTCTCATCACCAAAGCGGTATTCTCCGCTCGTTCAGCAGCCCTGTTCACCAAGCAAGTTGGTGTTAAGTTCGCTGCTGCGTTGAACCTCATGGACACCGATGCACAATTGCAGAGCGGTGATGCTTGCGGTTACACCACTTCAGGAACGACTGCCTTCACCCAGCGGAATATCACGGTTGGACGTATGAAGGTTCAAGAAACCCTTTGCCCTCGTTCCTTGGAACAATACTGGATGCAGACCCAGTTGACTGCTGGCTCTACCTACGACAGTGTTCCTTTCGAGCAGGCTTTCTCCGAGCAGAAGGCTCTCCGCATTGCCGAGGCGTTGGAGAACGCAATTTGGAAGGGCAACACCTACTTTTCAGGTGTCAACCAGTTGTTGAACGCTGCTTCGGGTTCTACGATCAGTGGTAACACAGGGGCGGTTTCTGCGTCCGTTGGTATCACTACAAGCAATGCAATCGCCATCTTCGACGGCATCTACAACCAAATTCCACAGGCCATCTTGACCAAGACTGACCTCGTAATCTTCTGCGGTTGGGACAACTTCCGTACGTTGCTTGGTGCGTTCAAATCAACCGCTAACGTCATGTACAACCAAGTTGACTTGGCTGGCCTTGCTGACGGGGACATCATGTATCCCGGCACAAACGTCCGTGTTATCGCAGTTCCCGGCTTGACTGGCACGAACCGCATCGTTTCGTCTTACCTCGGCAACTTCTTCTACGGAACCGACCTTTTGTCCGATGAGGAACAGTTCTCAATCTGGTTCAGCAAAGACAACGATGAAGTCCGCTTCCAAGCAGCCTTCAAAGCAGGTGTCCAAATCGCTTACCCCGACTTGGTTGTTGACTTCCGCTTGACCTAATGTGTAGGGGGGAGGGAAACCTCCCCCTGCTTTTTGTTCTCTTGAAACTTAAAACCCAAATACACATATGTCCTGCTCTTTAACTACTGGCTACGCCCTCGGCTGCCGTGATTCCGTAGGTGGAATCAAAACAATTTACGTCCAATCCTTCATCCCAACGGGGTCCTGCAATGCCAACCTTTCAGGTGCGGTTACAGGCTTCACGGGGTACGCTTCGGGTGGGTTCTTCGAGTATGACTTGACCAAGGCCACTTCGTCTTTGACTGAAACCTTGAACGCAAGCATCGAGAACGGCTCAATCTACTACACCCCCGAAGTAACGTTCACCATCAACAAACTGCAAGTCGCAGTCCGCAACGAACTCCGCTTGCTGGTACGCAACCGTGTCATCGTCATCGTCCAAGACAACAACAATCGCTACTGGTTGTTAGGCTCTGCCAACGGCTTGGAAGCAACCGCTGGAACCGCTGGAACTGGTACTGCCTTCGGGGACCGCAGCGGATACGAGTTGACCTTGACCGGGATGGAACCCGACCCGATGTTCTCAATTGCATCCACAGTCTTTTCACCATCGACTGCGCAGATACTCGGTTCATAGTATCTTTGACTTAGGTTTTCATCATCTGAGGTTTGAGAGGGGCAGTCAGCAATGGCTGCCCTTCTTATTTTTACGGCCATGAAGATTTGCATTGTCTATAACGCCC